ATGCCGCCGGAAACCCCCGAGGCGAAGCTCACGCAGGAAAAGGCGATCTTGCCCGCTAGCAGCAGTGCCAGGGCGAGGGCGGGCAGGCGCAGGTGCTCCAGCTGCAGGGTGGTCAGGCCCATGTTGCCCGTGATCTCCGGCCAGACGAGCAGCAGCACGCCGCAGCAGACAAAGGGGAAGACGATGCGCACGGGCCCGGGCAGCCAGCGGGCCCTGTCCTGCCAGAGCAACAGGCGGATCATGCCCGCATTGTACACGGCCCCCAGCAGGCCGCAGGACATGCCGGCCAGCAGGGGCAGCCAGTACTGGCTCCAGTGCAGGCCGGGCAGCCGGGCGAAGGGGAAGACCAGGCCGAAGTCCAGCACCACGTCCACCATGAACCAGGCCGACAGGGCCGAAAGGCTGGTGAAGAGCAGCATGGGCAGGGTGAGCGGGGTCTTCATCTCTTCGAAGGCGAAGAACATGCCGGCCACAGGCGCGCCGAAGGCGGCGGTCATGCCCGCCACGCCGCCGCCCACCAGATAGCGGGGCCGGTTGGCGCGGCAGCGGTCGTGCCACATATAGCCCACGCCCGCGCCCACGGTGGCGCCCATCATGATGCAGGGGCCCTCGCGCCCCACGGAAAGACCGGCGCTGAGCGCGGCCAGGGTGGCCACGAACTTGCACCAGAGCACCCGCGCCCAGCGCATGGGCGGCAGCTTTCCGGCCGCGATGAGTTCCACCTGCGGGATGCCGCTGCCGCCGATGAGGGGCTCGTAGCGCAGGAGCAGCCCGGCCGTCAGGGCCATAAGCAGCAGCCCGGCGGCCATCAGGGCCAGCGTGGCCGGTGCGAAGGGATCCTGCCCGGCCATATGGGCGCGGACGGCGCCATTGATGATGGTATAGAGCCAGCGGAACAGGCCGATGACCCCGCCGGAGACAAGGCCCGTGAGCAGGGCCTGGGCCATGAGCGTCCAGGCGCTCTGACTGCGCAGGGCCGCGGATTCCAGGATGAAGGGAGGCAGAGAAGGGCGGAAGGCCATGGGTATCCTGTGGGGATGAGGGGCGCGGACAGGGCGCACAAAAAAAGATGTGCCTGCAACAGCCTGAAAATATAGGGAGAATGCCTGTCCTGACAGGAACAGTATGGAGGCTGGACAAAAAAATTTCAAGTTTTTGGCAAAAAACGAAAAAAAATGCTTGCCAAGTCGGAGGGAAATCTGTACAAGCATTTTTGTTGTGACGAACAACACCACCTCACGCCGAGGTAGCTCAGTTGGTAGAGCAGGGGACTGAAAATCCCCGTGTCGGCAGTTCAATTCTGTCCCTCGGCACCAGGGAATCCAAAGGCTTGCAGCGAAAGTTGCAAGCCTTTTTTCGTTATGGGCTTTTGCCGGACGCGCGTCTGCGGATAGCCGTCCGGGGGCGCCTCCATCGGGCGGGCCTTCCCGCTCTTCCTCCTTCTTTCCCCGCCTTTTCCTTCGTCCTGTCTTTGTCCCGGTTCGCGGGACTGTCCCCGGCGTTACCGGTGGCTTCCCGATGCCCAAACGGGCCTTCATCCGTACGGGCTGCGCCCCGGAGCAGCACGCCGCGTGCCGCATATCCGGATAATCATGCCCCGCTCCCTTGCACCGTTGTGAAGGCGCAAGAGAAATGAGAATCTTCCGCAAGAGAAATGAGAACGTGCCAGAGCATTTTTTATGCTTTGGCACGTTTTTTGAATGAAGATTTTAGGGGCGCGGGCTGTGTGTCAAAACATACACAAAACCACGCCCATTTTTCAGCCCTCAATAATCCAGCCCGCGAAGTCCCCGAACCTGAATACCTCCACGGCATCTTCGCCCAGCTCTCCGGGATAAAGCGGTCGCTGGATTCCCGACAGGGAGAGCTCCTTTCTGACCACGGCTCCGGGTTCCGCGCCCTGGTCCAGCTTGGAAGCCCAGGTCAGCCTTGCCAGGACCGTGGCCGGATAGCCGCCGGGCGGCACCAGCTTGTCAAAGATGATGATGGCCCCGCCGGGGCGTAGCTGCTGCCGCAGGCGGGCCAGCAGCTTTCTCCGGGCGGGCACGGCAAGAAACATGAACACCAGAAAAGCCACAGCCACGTCGAAGGGCTTGTAGTCGAACCGCGTTATATCGGCCCGCAGCGCCCGTCCAGGAGCGTTGTATGCCTCCACCATATCCGGGCATTCATCCAGAGCCGTCAGCCGCGCACAGCGCGCCTCAAGCGTGGGTGCCAGCACGCGGCCCACGTTGCCCGTGGACGCGCCAAGGTCATAGACCTTGCCTTCCTTCGGGATGTATTGCCGGGCTATCAGGCCCATGGCGGCGCTCGCCAGCTCATACCAAGGCAGCTGCTCCCGGACATGCCCGTCAAACTCTCCGGCAAAGCCGTGGAACGTCCAGTCGTGCCCCTGACTCATATGCCCTCCAGGTCCAGCCCCAGCCGTTGGGAAAACGACTTGAGCGCCAGCCGGACAAGGCCCATGCGCTGGCCGTCCGGGTACGGCAGATCGAACTCAAAGCGCAGGCTTTCCGCCAGTTCTCGCGGATGCCATGCCAGTGGCCTGCGACAGCGAACCGTCACCATGCCGTCGGACAATCCGGCTTCCACGGAGCCGAAATACCTGCTCCACAATTCCAGCCATTCCGCTTCCTCAAAGAACTTCTGCGCCTTGGGAGCCGTGGCTATATCCCCCAGAATAACGCCTTTTTCCATGTTCAGCGGGAAATTGCACGCCCTAGATGCTCTCTGGCTCAGAGCTTCGCCCTCCGTGAACCAGCTCCAGGAACTGCTTTTCGTACCGCGTGCCGCCGCGCATACCAGTGTTTCCGGGGTGGACAGGGCCGCCACGATGCGCAGAATATGCTCTCTGTCCTCCGGGAACGGCACGCTGTTCAACACGCTGGAAACGAAAATGGCGCTGAATGGCGTACCAGCCCGCACAGCGGAAAGAAAGCCCATGGCCGAAGCGCGCCCCTTTTCCCTGTTTACCGTGTCACCGTCAGCGGGATACGGCTCAAACTCCGTCACGCGGATGCCTGCGTGCCGGAGCATCCGAGCTTCGTCGCCCTGTCCCGAACCGAAGTCCAGCACGCTTTCCCCGCAGGCGGCCTTCCATTTTTCCATGAAAGCGGCATCCAGCCGCACGTCGGAAAGCCGCTTGTGCCGGTACACCGGCAGCACGAATGCTCGACCAAGATAGGTGCGATGCAGCCATTTCCGCCGGAACGCGCCGTAGCGCAGAAAATCGGCATTGTCCCCCGTGAAGCGGAAGTCCATACTCAAAAGGTTCAGCATGGCGCGGGCCAGTTCCGCCCGGTCTTCGTCCAGCGTGACCACGGCTATTTCCTTCCGTCCCTTTCGGGCAGCGGCTTCCAGCCTGCCCACGCCGTTGATGACCGTGCCGTCCGGCGTGGTCACGATGGGCAGATGGACGCCGAGCCGCGCCAGCATCCGGCCTACATTGGCGGCATGACGCACGAAACGGGACACGTTGCATCGGGCAAGAGGCGAGACTTCCCGCATCTCAGCGGCCATGCAGGGGAAGAATGCCGGGCTGTCCGGGGAAATGTCCGGCAGTTTTTCGGCCAGGGAATGAACGTCAGCCCCGCGCAGGGCCGCGCTCATGTCCCGTTCGGTGTCCTGTACGGCTATATCATTGGTAGCCCTGTTGAACAGGATATTGATGCCGCGACGCCTTTTTTCCGGCATGTCCACACGCAGCACGGGCACGCGGGCGGCTCCCATGTCCACGGCCACGGCGTGCCGCTGATGGCCGGAGAGAATTTCCCCGTCAGTAGTCGCCACCAGCGGCAGCAGGAAGCCCAGCTTGCGCAAGGAGAGCCGCACCAGTTCCAGGCGTTCCGCGTCGGCCTCGCGGGGATTATACAGGGCGGGACGCAGGGCGGAAACGGGCAACAGTTCAATTCTGTTCATATCCCAGCCTCCGCAGGATTTCGGCCTTGATTTCCCTGTCAGTGAAGCCCGCTCCGGTCATAAGCTCCGCTTCCCACTTTCTGAAAGCCTCGCGCTTGACCGGGATACGGTAGGGACCAACAATGATGATGGTTTCAGTTTCCGATTTCTTTTTCGGAATCAGCATAAAACGCTCCGTTCAGGCCGTCGGACGGCTCGGAGCGGGGGATCATGTCCCTCAGATGATTCAGCGTGCCACAACGGGGGCACTTTATTTCCAGATCGTGGGCGGTTCCTTTGCCCAGCAGCTTGTTGCAATGACCACAGCGGATTTCCTTCTTTTCCTGCATTTTCAATATTTCCAGCGGTTGCCCCATGCGCTCCGCCATGCTAGACCATGCCTTGTCCCGCGTGGACAGACACGACAGGCGGATACTCTGCAAGCGGCCTTTCTCCGCTTGTGGGGCCGTGGTGGGCTTCTCCCAAGCCCGCCGGTGGGGGCGTTCCAGCGCCCCCGCCTCTGTCAGCCCTCACTATGCCGGAAAAATCTGCGCAAAGCCCGGAAACAGCGCGCTCCATGCGAAGGATTTTCGCCCGTTATTCCTTGTCTTTTTCACTGTTTCTGACTAAAATCAGGCTGTTCAGGGTGCTTTCCGCACTCTTCCATCCCTTGCAATGCCGCATGTATCCCGTAAAGGACGCGACGCAGCAACGCACGGTGTCTATATCTACGCGCCCATCCGCGTAGCACCTGGATAATCCAGCAAAGCGTTTTCGTGCCCGGCGCACGTTTCGCTTGCGCGGTAGCTTGTAGCCTGAAAAGTGCCGGTATCCGGCAAAATCCACGCCGTGGGAGGCCGGGAATACCCGTGTCTTGTTGTTCAGGGTCAAATGCAGCTCGCAGGCCAGGAAGTCCCGGATTTCCGCCAACAGCCGCCACAGCTCCGTTTTGTCTCCGTGCAGCAGGATGAAGTCATCCATATACCGCACATAATAGCGTACTCCCAGCGTATCCTTGATGAAATGGTCGAGTTGATCCAGGTACACGTTGGCAAGTAACTGACTTGTCAGCGCCCCCAGCGGCAAGCCCTGGTCTCCATTCCTTGGCGCGCAGGCATTCCCTAATCCGCAGCAGGTTTTCCTCAAGACGGACGTTGAACAGCATGACCTCGTTTCGGTAGCGCTTACCCCGCGAAGCCTCTTTGGCCGCTGTAAGCAGGTTCTCCCACTCCAGCACATGTTCCCATAGATGACGGGCAGTCTTCGGCATCTGTCTTCCCCAGATTCCCCGCGCCGCGTTCGTTGCCTACTTGCCGCGCGGGGAGGCTGCTGTTTCCCCGCTTCGCACCGGGGAGGAAACGATCCCCTTTTGCTCCTGTACCGTCCCGGAAGCCGTAGCCTCCGGGCTTCCGACGACTCGGAGCGAGAGCGGGACGGAACCCCACACGTCTATTGCGGTTGCTACGGTAGCATTCAAGGTCAAGGCCAAAAAGGCCCGCGCCGGAACTACGATTGTAGCTGCCGCCGCGCAACGCCAGGCGCTCCATATCCAGGCCGTTCCCCGTCAACGGCATACACCGCCAACTTTCTTGTCAAAAAATGGGCTCCCGTGCCGCGTTCGTCACCTACTTGCCGCACGGGAGCGCTGTTGTTTCCCCGCTTCGCACCGGGGAGGAAACAGCCCCCTTTTGCTCCTGTACCGTCCCGGAAGCCGTAGCCTCCGGGCTTCCGACGACTCGGAGCGAAAGCGGGACGGAACCCCACATCCCTATTGCGGAGCGTACGAGTGTTTCTGACATTGAGGCCAAAAAGGCCCGCGCCGCTGCTATTGTTGTAATTGCCGCCGCGCAACGCCAGAAAGTGGCATATCCGGGCTGTTCCCTGCTGGCGGTTTTGAACCGTCAACTTTCTTGTCAAAAAATGGGCTCCCGCGCCGCGTTCGTCGCCTACTTGCCGCACGGGAGCGCTGTTGTTTCCCCGCTTCGCATCGGGGAGGAAACGAACCCCCTTTTGCCCCTGTACCGTCCCGGAGGCCGTGACCACCGGGCATCTGACGCCTTGGGGCGAGAGCGGGACGGAACCCCACATTCCTATTGCGATTGGTCCGATTGTTATTCAGATTGAGGCCAAAAAGGCCCGCGCCGCTGCCATTATTGTATCTGCCGCCGCGCAACGCCAAATCGCAGCATATCCGGGTCGTTCCCTGTCAGCGGCGCGGGCGTTCCCCGCCCGTTTTCTTGAGGCCACCGACAATTTTTCCGATTTCCACTAGACGGGCAGCTATCGGCTCATACCGCTTTTCCGGGATCGCTCCGACGCGGATTCCCAGCCGTATCATAGCCAGAAGGACTTTTGCCTTCACGTCCACCGTGTTGAGTAAAACCCAACGGTTTCCGGCTCGGAGCGAAAGCTGCACCAGGGCCGCTTCCACTTCCCAGACAGTCGCCCGGATATCCGCCCCCAGTGTGAACCGGTCGTTTTTCGGCATATCCCGCAGCACGCAGGAAAAGAGATAGACGGAAAGGTCTTCCCATTTCTGTTGCAGAATAAGGCCGCCTTCAACGGATTCAGTCATGGCACGGATATCCTTTTTACAAAAAAATTGCGACCGGCTTCGCCGGTAAGGGTTAATAGCATATCCCGCAATTTTTTCCATGTATGATGGTAAGGTCAGGGATTCAGGATTCAAGTGTCAGGAATTACAGGATAAAAGCGGGACGGAACCCCACATTCCTACCGCGAAGGGTCCGATAGTGATACAGATGGAGGCCAAAAAGGCCCGCGCCGCTGCTAATGTTGTAATCGCCGCCGCGCAACGCCAGCCGCTCCGCGCTGTTCCGCATCCAGATGGAACCCACAGGATTAGTCGTGTCCACGGGATACAGGGAGAGCAGTTTCAGCAGGGCAGGCACCGTGACGCCGCTTTCCGCCGTCATGGACTTAAAGGCGCAGGAAGACGACGCCGTGGTGTCAGGGCTGGGGTACTGGCTGGTGATGGTCTTATTCAGCTTGACAGCGCCTGTGCCGTTGCTACCCACGGCGTCATATTTCAGCGTATCCGCCGTGCCGGGCGTGGCCAGCGTGCCGTTCTGCAGAATGGCCTTCCAGGCGCTGCTGTCCGCGCTCATGTCCACGTCATGGGCGGAGGCATTGTTATCCGCAATGATATTGATTTCCCCGGCGTTCAGACGCATACCGCCAGTCCACTCCCACACATTACCCACAAGGTCCGCGATCCCCGCAGGACTGTTGTCATGCCGCCAGCTCACAGGCCCGGAGCCGGTCAGCGTGCGTCCATGCAAATCGTCGTTACTGACACCCAGCTCACTGGCTCCGGGGGCAAGCGTGCCGGTCTCATGCTTGGCTTCGTGGTGCTGGCCCCAGTAGGTGTTGCCGCGCGGCTGGAACCTCGTCTTGATGCCCAACGCCCCCAAAATAGCCCACTCAACATTGGTCATCAGGTGCCAGCCCGTGCCCTTGTTCTTGCAGTAGCTCACCGCGCTGTCGAAGTTCAGATAGTTGGCCGGGTCCATACCCGGAAGGCTCACCGCGTAGCTGTCCACCAGGGACGCCGGATACATGCCGATGAAAAGTTCCGACTTCTCAACGCCGTTGACGATGAAGGCCGGATGCGTACCCGTCAGGCCCAGGTCGGGATATAGGTTCTCAATCCGCATTTTCGGGATGCGGCGCATGAAGCTGGGATGCCCAGCATCGTCATACAGTACCGTGCACAGGCCGCCCGTGGCCGATTCCACGCTGGAACGCAGGCTGTCTTTCGTGATGATGGTCGCCATGTTATGCCTCCATATTGTCGGTTACAGTCCAAAGAATCAGCCGCACGGCTTCCATGTCGGATGCGGCAAGGGGAACGCGCACGCTTTCCGTAGTCGGCGCGGGCGTGATGCAGGCCGGGTCAAGGTCTTCCGGCAGGTCCGGCTCTTCCAGCGTGACCGGCAGCGGAACGTCCTCATAGCGGACCGGGGGAATAATCAGGTTGGCCACATATTCCACGCCTTTTTCCACGCCAACAGCAAGCCCGCCGTCATGGCCGCGCACCACGTCCACCGTGACCTGCCCGTCTTCCTGCAGGGCCGCACAGTCAAAAGACAGGGCATCGTCCCCCACCGTCAGCGTGACGGTCACTCCTTCCACGTCCACACCGGGCCACGGCCCGGAACCGTTCTTTTCGATCTGCATAGTGTCTCCTTACATGGCGGGATGCGACACCAGCAGGCGCACGTCCACAGAATCCGCCGTGCCGCTGGTAGTCAGCTTGAACCCGTTTTTGAGTTTGTCGGTCGCGTACACGTCGCCGTTTTGCAGGCGTCCGCCCGTGCTGCCCACCACTTCCACATTTACCAGATACTCCGCGTCCGGCAGGGTACGGTTCAGCGGCACGGAGACCGTGGCGGGCGACTTCTGGATGTTGGGCCAGCCCGGTTCACGGCGGGCGCTGTCCGTGATGGTAACTTTCGACAGATACGGGTCGTTTTCTTCCGTATTGCCCGCAGGAACCGTTGCACGGGCAAGTTCGATAGCCCCTTCCGGCAGCGGACCGTTCAACGTGGTGGCCGCCACGTCGATGATCCCGGCTTCCGTCAGGAACATATAGATGATGACCACGCCCGACTTGGCCGTGGTGTTGCTGGCCACACTGGCCGTGTTCGTCTGGTTGGCCACCGGATATTCCCGTCCGTTCATGAACACCACGCCATCGCTGCAACTGATGTTGCGTGTGGCCGTGGAACTTTTGGAAAGTGTCACGCCGCTTTTGATGCCACGGTTCTTGATGGTGGCGCGGATTTCCTGAAAGCGCGTGAGCCGCGTCTGCTCATGCTCCTTCATGGCCAGCGCGCCTAGGTCAAGCCCCAGCTTCAGACCGGCAAAGAGCGCTTCCTGCATGTCCGGCGCATAGCCGTCCACCGTTCCTTCCATTTCTTCCAGTTTCTTTTTCAGGTACAGGGTACGGTTACCGAGCTGTTTTGCCTGGATATTGTCTATCCCGTCTTCCCCGCCCACCACAGGGTCCGTCTGCTCGATGCGGTAAATACCGTCTTCCCACTGCGCTGTTTCTTTCAGATTCGCCATAGTTCACCTGCCTTAGAATTTGATGGTCCAGGTCCCCGTGATTTCAATGTCGTCCGCCTTCTCGATGACGCCGCGCGTCTTGCGGGCGAACAGCGTCCCGTCCGAACAGAGCAGGCCGAACTCCCGGATACTCTTGCCGTTGGCTTCACCTGCGCCGATGGTGAAGGCGAAACAGGCTTCCCCCGTGGCCGGATAGGTGCAACCCGACACCGGCTTGGAGTAGGCCCCGGTCAGTCCCTTGTCGTCCGGCGTCGGGCCGTTGCCGTTGGTGCCCACGCCGATCTTCGTTACCGTTTTTCCCGAACCGGCCCCGCCGATAAGACGGGCCAGCGCGTCACGCGCGCTGCTCATAATCATGTTTTCATCCCGGTAATGTTCGATTTCCCGCCCCGCCTTGATGACGCGGATGTCGAAAATGCCATGCAGCCGGGCTTCATCCCTGAAATTCATACAAGCTCCTTGCCGCCGTACTGCGGCCCGCTGTTGTGGAAAGCCGTACCGTTATGCAGCGTGTAGCGCAGCACCCGCACGGCCACGTCCTCCGTCAGTGAAAAAGCATCCTCCATGCCCGCCGTACCTTCCAGCCTCACGGCAACGGCGCACACATCGGATAACGTGGCATAGGTGAACACGGGGGCGCGTTCCCCCGCCTTGGGCAGCCAGCCCCACAGGCTATGCCGTGCTTGGCCGTCATGCCGGGAGCGCCCATCGTGGCGCACGCCGGAGAAGTCCGCACGCCCGCCGAACGGACCGCGACTGTGAGAACCGTCATGAAAAAACGCGCCATTATACAGGCTGATGTAGCGCTGTCCGTGGGTAATACTGCCGTCGTGATAGCGACCCACTTCGTCAAGGACCGTTACTTTCAGACGAGTCTCCACGTCCTCCCGCACGTCCAATACTTCCCGGCACCGTGCGGAAAGCCGCGTGTTCAGGGTGTCAACGGCGGGAGTCTCAAGCGTGCCGTGTCGGCCCTGGCCGTCATAAAGCAGCGCTCCGTCATGCAACGGCACATAGCGCACCGCGTCCGCCATGACGGGCCGCACGGCCACGTCCAGACTCTCAATCCGAGCATCATGCAGATGGCCAAAAGGTTCCCAGCGCGTGTACGTGTTGGCGCCGTCGTGGAAAAGACGCCCGTCATGCGCCCGGAACAGGCCGTTGTCATACCGGATGGAACCGTCATGCAGCGGAAAGCCCCACTTGCGCCGGTCTTCATACTCAGGCTTGACGGCAAGCCATACGCCGTCCCCCTCCGTAAAGGCCGTCTCATCCTCAAGGTTGGTCTTCCAGGACATGGCCCGCAGGATGGAACGCGCGGGCTTGTATTCGTTCACCAGCCAACGGAACCAGGCCAGAATGTCCGCGTTCAGCCCCTGTTCCGGGATTTCCACCAGCTTTACGTCAAACTGTGCCCAGCACAGGCCGTCATTGTAGGTGGCTGCTCCGTTATGGGAGAACGCCGCGTCATGGCGGCGCACGTCGTTCACCGGCACGATGACCGCGCCCGCAAAGCCGTTTTCAGCCAGAATCCGCACCAAGCCCTGAACCTTGCCGCCCAGCTTGTGCCAGGCAAAAGCGTTGACCACGCGCAGGCGGTAGCTTTCGTCCGTGTCATAGCGTGTGCGCAGGATGCCCCGGCTGGCCCCGTAGGCGGCTATCCTTTCATCGTCAGCCGTGGCCGGATTCCACTGGCGGCGAAGCCACAAAATGTCCTCCCGCACGTCATCCATATACAGCGCCAGCCCCTTCGCCAGCGCCGATACAGGGCCGGGACGGAAGATGGCGGGCCAGTTCAGCTTGTCATGGAAATATTGCCAGAACGGGCTTGCCATGGCCTATTCCTCCGCCACCCAGACCGTTTGCAGGTCCAGGGCTTCCAGCACGGCCAGCCCCCCCTCCGGAATCTCCACATCCTCCGTCGGGCTTTCCCAGCGGATACGCTTCACCCCGGCAATGGATACAAGGCCGGAGGCCAAACGGTCCCGCACCACGTCCTTACCGATGGAAAAACGCGGAATATCCGGGTCGTCGCCGTAGGAAAACATGGAACGCACCCAGTTTTCCGCTTCCGCCTTCACGGAGTCGGCGTCCCCGGAGAGCAGTTCCAGCACGGCCTTGACCGACACGTTCACCGGCTCCGGAGCTCTGACCAGGAGGTCGTGATTGATGACGATGGCCGCGTCCAGAGCGGCGCGCACGTCCGACAGCAGGCTTGACGTAGGCATACCCGCCGTTCCCATGACCACGACATCCACCGTGCCTTCCCCGCGCGGATGCTGGTCCGCCACATACACGTCCACCACACCAGGAACCGAAAGCGCCGCCGCTTCATAGGCCGCGCGGGTCACGCCCGCCTGACGCTGCCAGGCCAGCACATAGCGCCGTCGCAAACTTGTGTCGCTTTCCGCATCCGCGCCTTCCTCAATCAGCCAGTCCGCCGCATTGGTCACACCCGAAATGCCTTCCACCGGAGTGACAAGCTCGCATATCTGCCCCACTGCGGCGTTGGCTCCCTGGCCGTATTCCTCCGCCGTGGCGGGCACGGCCACGGATGCCGCGCCTTCCGGCAGTACGGCCAGCTCATCCGTCACATAACGGTAGATATCGCCCTTGCCGTCGGGCTGTGTCCGCACGATACGCCCGGCGGGAATGCGCACGTTCCCGGTCTGATCCCCGCGCAAAAACAGCACATTGCCTCGCGCCTTTGTGGCGGGCTTGCGGCTTTCGTCCACCTGCGCCGCGTGCGTGTCCAGCCACTCCCCCGTGGCCTCAAGCGGAATAGCCTGCCTATGGATGACGGCAAGAAAGTTGTAGAGCTGCCACAGGCCCCAGGCGAACAGCTCGATGATGCCCCGCACGATGCCCTTGTTCAGATTGAGGCGTGCAGGCAGCCAGCCCTTGGCCGCATACTCGTCCTGCACGGACTCGATGCGTTCAAAAAGTCCGGCGCGGATATCGCTTATATCTTTGGAAAGTCGTAGGCTCATAGCGCCGCCTCCGGTTCGTTGTATCTGCCGTCGCGTATGACCAGTTCCCGCACACTCTTGTTCGCCGTAAGCACCAGGTTCAACGGCTGGTCTTCTCCGATGAAACGCCATTGCACGGCCACGGTGATGGAATTTTCATTCCAGGCAAGCAGACTGCTTTTGACGCTCCCCACCACCACGCGCGGATCTTCTTCCACGCGCATGGTCACTTCCGCCAGAAAGGCCGCCCGTGTCGTGGCCGTGCTGTCCTCATAGAACCAGTCGGAAATGAGGCTGCCGAAGTCCAGGTCGTAGAACAGCGCGCCCAGACGGGTGAACAGGCGTAGCTTGATATCCTGCACGCCCGTTTCCACGCCGTCCGTCAGCACCAGTTCGCCGTTGGCCGCCACGCGCGCCTGCCCGTTGTCGTCAAGGGCTATGTCCTGTCCCCAAAGCTCGTTTGCCGTATTCATGCAACCGATACTGGCACAAAAAAGAGGAGCGCGCCCGGAAAGGACGCGCTCCATGCGAAGGTTTTTCATGGGGATTTTCATCCCTGTTTTTTGCACAAGAAATGAGAATGGAGCTAATGTGGACAACTCCCGCCACTGCGACTCCCGGCAAAGGCATTGCCGGAGACTGACAGGTCGCCGTTCACTTTCAACGGCCCGTTGACCGTGATGCTGCCGTTGGTGGTCCGGTGGGCATTCTCCGTGGTGGTTCCCGTGCCGCCGTCTTTGCCCGCGCACGTCTCGTTCCCGTTCTTGATGATGTTCGGCGCTTGCAGTGTCAGCGTGCCGGCTGCTTCCACAGTCGCGTTGCCCTCCGCTTTGATGACGGCATTCCCTCCTACTTCCACAGTCCAGTTTTCAGGCGAAATAGTCAGAAAGGAACCGTCCTTTTCTATCTTGAGGCTCACGCCCGGCGTCTGCTGGATAATGAGTTCGTCCAGTTCACAGTCCGGCGCGCCGTTCGTCTGCCAGCGGAAGTTGCTGATGCGCGGATAGTTCGGGTCCCCGTCGTAATAGGAAAGATCGCACAGCGTCCCCACCGCCGGAGGGCAGACGATACCCCTTTTCGGCCCGCCCCATACGATAGGGATTTCCACCTTGGGAATGACCGGCTCCGACGTGTCCGGGCTTTCGTCGTTCCGGAGCGGCTGCACGTCCGCATAATAGCGCCCGTCGCTGGCATACGCCGCCACGACCTTTGCCTTGCGCGTCATGCGGTAGTAGGCCCGCAAGTCCGGCATGGCCAATTCCAGAGCACGCTTGAGCAGGGAAAGAAGGCTCTGTTCCGCCATTATCCCCAGCCTCCGTCGTATCCGTAACCAATGGTCGTCGTGTTCCCGTTCGCTCCCAAGGAATGGATGACCTCTTCCGCGCGCACCAGCTCGGAAAAATCCCGCCGCGTGTCCCGGATGCGCACCCGGCGACTGTGGGTCAATCCCGGCAGAACGGTGGACACGGCATAACTCATGCCCGCCGGGTTCGGGTCGTTGCGTATGAGGTTGGCCGCAGTTTCCACCACAAACACGTCCCCCGGTTCGTCCCCGTCGGACCAGTACAGGCCCGCTTCCCCCAGCCAGACCGCGTGCCGGGAAAGGTCGTGCCCGAAGCTACGTTCCAGGCTGGCGGCAAGCTGTTTGATGGCCCGTGCCACGGTCACATTGCTGAACACAATATGCGGGAAGGTCTCCGCCGGGATAGTGATGCCCGCCACGGGCAGCCCTGTGGACACCAGCAGGCGGCGGGCCACCACGTCCGCAGGTTCTCCGTGCATGGCTTCCGTCACCGTGGTGTCGATAAGCGCCTGTTCCAGCCCCACGGCCTGCACGCGGATGGTATCCGGCCCGGCAGGCTGAAAATCCTTCACCGTGCCGGACCAGTCGTGCCAGGTGCCGCCTTCGCCCCGGTGCCCGAAGCGCACACGCACCGTCTGTTTTTTAGCGAGAGAGACCTGCACCGAGCCGTCCGCGTCCGGGATATCCACTTCGCAGGTGGAGACCACGGCCCGGCGGCGCAGCGTCAGCACAATGCGCGGGCTGCGCAGCACTTCCACGCCGCCCACGTTGCAGCGGATGTTGATTCCTTCGATCATGGTTATTCCGCCGTAATGATAAGTTCGTCTTCCTTTGGTTCGGCGGCCTGTTTGGCCTTCTCCGCAGCCTGTTCCGCCAGTTCTTTGCTGGTGGGAGTCTTTGCCTGTGCCTTTTCCGTCTTGACCACGGGCGGGTTGTGCTCCACAAAGCCCAGCGTGACCATGATTTCATCCGTCCGGTCATTCTCCGACGAACAGAACTTGGAAAAGACCACCTGCCGCACGCCCCGCGCCAGTAAGTGCCGGTTCGCCACCGTGTAGATTTGCGGGTTAGCCTTGTCGTCCACCTTGCGGAACATGCCGGAAAGCGTCTCCAGCTTGTCGTAGCAACTGGAATCCTCGTCCGTCACCAGGTACAGCGAAATCATGATATCGCTGTCCTCAAAGCCCTGCGGAGTTTTCTTCTTGCCGGAAGAATCATCCACCTTTTGTTCGTCGAAGCGGACTTTGCCGTCCACGCGCAGGGAACGCAAAATGCCCGGCACCTCTTCCCCGGCCAGCGTCACCACGCCGTCTTCAAAGGTGATCAGTTTCGATGTTTGTCCCTGCCCGCCGTCATTGGCCTGACTCATGCCATACCCTCCATCATGGAAATTTCCCCTTGCAGATATTGGCGCATGGCCTCCCCGAAGTCCTCCGCATTCTGGACACCCGGCAGAATGATGTCACCATAAATACTGATGGTCTGGCCGCCCGTATCGCCGCCGGTACGCCGTGAACCGCCGCTATGTTCAGCGTCCGGCACGTCAAAGGAGGGCGCTTGCGGAATGACCACTTCCGGCGTTTCCAGCTCAGGCATGGAAGGCAGTTCCGGAGCCGCCATGGCCGGAGCCTCCGGCATGACCGGGGCTGCCACAGACAGCGCGGGCAATTCAGGCAACTTGCCAGCCCGCACCTCCAGCGGAGGCAACGCCGGAAGTTTCGGAACCGTCATTCCCGGCGTGACCGGTTCTGCGGCAACTTGACGCGGCAACAGCTCAGGCACGGCGTCCTTTGCGGGGTTGTCGAGACCGTTCCACCAGTTACGAATGGCTCCGCCCACGGCGGAAAGCGCCCCGGACACCCTGGATACAAGTCCGCCCTGTGCGCTGGTCACGCCCTCGGCAAGCGTGGTCATCATGCGCGCCCCGGAAAGCGTGAGCTGCGAAAGCGGCCCCACATGCGCATCCGAAAACGGCAGATACTCCCGCACCTTGGCGAACACTCCCGCTACGGAATCCACCACGGACGACGCCATGCTCTTGATGCCGTCCACAAAGGTGGAAAGCAGTTTCGCCCCGGATTCAAAGAGGTTCAGCCCGCCGAAAAATTCCAGCACGGCGGTCCAGGCTTCCGTTATCCCCGCCAGCAGAGACGCACCGAAACCGGTAATTCCGCTGATGATGGCGTTCCACGCGCCGGAAATGATGCCGGTTATACCTTCCCAGGCCGCGTTTGCCGCGCCGCTGACCGTATCCCAGACGCTTTGCAATCCGCTGATGACGGACGCTCCGAAGTCCAGTAGCCCGGAAAGAATGCTTCCCAAGGCGGCCAACAGTCGGGCGACAAAGCCCTCCCACTCAGCCCACGCGCTTTGCAGAAAGGAGAGAAGAGAAGCCCCGAAGTCCGCGACGCCGCCCACAATGGCGCTCCACGCGCCGGAAATAATGCCGGTTATGCCTTCCCAGGCCGCGTTTGCCGCGCCGCTAATCGTATCCCAGACGCTTTGCAATCCGCTGATGACGGATGCTCCGAAGTCCAGTAGCCCGGAAAGGATGCCTCCCCAGAATGCCGTCAGCAGGGAAACATAACCACCCCACGCGGCGCTGACGCCGTTTTTCACGGCACCCCACGCACCTTGCAGGCCGGAAAGCAGGGATGCGCCAAAGCCCGTAATGCCGGAAATGATGGAATCCCACGCCCCGGTAATGGTGCCGACGATGGCGTCCCATTTTTCGCCCGCCCAGGCGGCTATGCCGCCCCACAGGTCATGCCACCATGCGGCGATCTCGTCCCAATGAGCAATAACCCAGCCCGCCGCCGCAGCCAGCGCCACGACGGCGGCGATGACCAGCCCTATGGGGTTGGCGCTCATGGCCGCGTTGAGCAGCCACTGCGCCGCCGTCCAGGCTTTCGTGACCACTGTCACGGCCAGCATGACGCCGCGCCAGAGCAGAAAGGCGGTTTTGATGGCCAGTGCCGTCATGAGCACCACACCGAGCATTTTTCCCAGTGCCGCCCAGGACGTGGGGTTCGCACTGTCGTTGGCCGCCGCCGTCGCGCCCGTCAACCTGAACAGGCCGCTGCACAGCATGGATACCCAGTTCAGGGCGTAGCCGATAACGGAAGCGAACAGCCTTACTCCGTCCACCAGCCAGGCAAAGCCCGTGGCCAGTCCTTCCAGCACGCCGCCCGCGATCTCTCCCAGGGCCGCGCCGAAGGCTTCCCAGGACGAGGCGGCGCTGGTCACTTCGTTGCCCGTGAACAGGCCGAACAGACCGGAAAGCGCCTGCATGAGTTCGGCCACTGCCAGACGCACGGGCACAAAAATAACGTCGATGCGCGCAAAGGCATTGGAAAGCGCCTTGCTGAATCCCTTGAACACCGCTTGGATACGGTACACCACGCGGGAAACCGTGGTCACAAGCCCCACCAGTCCGGCGGCCTTGATTTGCGTGGCCAGTTCGCCCCGGATTTCTCCGCTGCCGTCCTTGAGCGTCTGGAACACGGAAAGCACGCCCTTGACCGTCAACGTGATCTTGTTCCAGCATTCGTGCAGGTAATCCGCCATACCGCCGAAGTTGGTACGGTATGCGGCATAAAGCAGCCCCAGCACGGCAATGGCGGCATATATCGGCGCGCCAAGGCCAAGCAGCGCAGTTTTCAGCGGCAGCAGGGCCTTGCCCAGCATGGCGGGCAAAGCCGAAAAGAACCACATGGACGCGGAAAGCGCCGTCAGCACCACCAGCGCCGTGCCCATGGCTCCGGCCAGTTGCAGCAACCATTGTCCTGCCCTGGTCTCGGCTGCGGCCCGCAGCATGTCCACAAATACGCCCAGCTTCTCCGCCGCCCAGCCGATGGACGGCAGAAAGGCGTTTCCCACAGATATGGCAAGATTAGTCAGCTTGTTGGACAGAAGTTGCAGCGTGTTGGCAACGGTCTTGCTGCGTGTGTCGAACTCCGCCTGCATGGAACCGGCGTAGTTGGCCTTGTCCCCCACAAGCTCGAACGCCTGAGAGAGATTGCCCATGTTCTGCAGAAGCGGCGCGATACTGCCCAGCGCCTCCTGCCCGAACATGGTTGTGAGCAGCGACATTTGCAGTTCTTTGGGCTTGGCCGCTATGGCTTCAAGGACCTTGAAAATCGTTCCCTGCGCATCGGTCTGCATGTCCTTTGCCAGTTGCGTGGCGGACAGGCCGATGGACGCAAAGGCGGCGGCCTGGTCCTTGCTCATGGCCGTGCCCTTGACCAGCGTGGTGGTGAAGCTCTTGAGCGCCGTCGCCGCCACTTCCGGGCTGGCCCCGGCGGAAAGGAAGGCCGCGCCGAGCGCCGCCACCTTCGTTTCCGACAGGCCGCAGACCATGGCCACCGCGCCCACGCGCTGGATGACTTCACCCAACGCCGGAGCCGTCGCGTTCATGTTGTTGGAAAGGTGGTTCACCGCGTCGGCCAGGGAATAAACCTGCGGCAATGTCAGATTCATACCCGCGCGCCAGTCGGACATCATCTTGCCCGCCTGATCGCCCGTAAGATCGAAGGCCACGCCCATTTTCGCGGCCTGTTCCGCGAACTCAGCAAGGTCCTGTTTGGCCACCCCGGACTGCCCGGCTGCGGCAATAATGGCCGCTATGCCGTCCGCCGCCATGGGGATGCGTCCGGCCATATCCATGACCGTCTTGTTCATGGCCTGAAATTCGGACTGCGTCTCGAAGTTGACCACCTTCGCCACGTCGGCCATGGCCGATTCAAAGGCCATGGCCTTGCTCGCCGCCATGTCGAACGCCCCCAGCATGACTCCGGCGGCCAGCGCCACCGGAGCCATGGCCAGGGCAAGATTGCCCATGCGCTGTCCCAGCGTCGCCACGCCGCCTTCCACGCTTCGCATGGCGCGCCGTACCCGGTCCAGAGGGCCGGAAATCATGTCCACCAGGGACAACGTGGCAAATACGCTGAAAACTTCCATCTTACTTCTTCCGCGCGGAACTTCCGCGCCTGTTGCCGTGAATCATGCGGGCCAGCGTGGTGAAATATCGCTCTTCCATCCACGCAGCCTGACCTACCTGTGCCCGCCATTCGGTAATGTCCTCAGACGGGGCACAGTGCAGCCAGTGAAGAATCAGCGCGTCCCCCTGCCCGAAGGCATCCGGGGGCGGCGCTAGTTTCCCAGTTCGGCGGAAATGCCCACGCCCTTGATGATGGCCGTGGCAAAGCTGGTGGCGATGCCGGGATACTCTTCCATGGCGTCCGTGAGCGCCTGCTTGTCGTCGGGATGAACGCAATCCAGCACCAAATTGCGGGACGCCTGCCCGGCGTTTTTCGCCGCCTTGTCCTGCAAACGCTGGATTTGCAGCTTGGTGGGCTTGGCAAAGCGGAAGGAAAGGGTCACGTCCTGCGCCTCTTCCGCGTTTTCCCCGGACCACGGGTCGGAAAAGGTGTGCGAGAAGGAAACATACTTGCGGTTTTCAAGCTGAGACATGGAAAACTCCTTGATGTTGCTGCGGGCGGGATTGCCCGTGTTTCCTCCAGCATGGCACAAAACAAAGGAGCGCGCCCGGAAAGGACGCGCTCCATGCGAACAGTTTTTGAACGGAAAATCAGGCCAGGGACGACGTTTCCTTCTTGGCTGCCGTGCCGTTCCACAGGATAGGCTCCAGGATAGTGAACTCACAGGAAATGGGGCTGGCGTTGTCGTCGCCCTGGGAGGCCCCGCCGCCGTCGAACTTCGTAATCTTGCAGCTTTTCAAGGTGTCCACCACCGTGCCCATGTCGTTGTTGGCATAGGCCACAATGATGGTGAACGGCGTGTGGTCATACAGACCGCCGTTGCCCAGCAGGCTTTTCTTGAAGATTTCCCATTCGTCACGGTCCAGCACCATGGAGCCGGAAGCCTCATAGTTGCCACGGCCCCAGCCACGCGGCACGGCACCGCGTCCGTAACGCGCTTCAATACTTTGACCGTCGGAATACTTGATTTCCGTAATGCCCACGGCTTCCCCGCTGGGCAGCACGACGTGCATGTCTTCCCAGTCGTAGTTGCGTCCGTTGATTGCCATGATGCCCCCTTATGCGGCCATGCGCGGGTCGAAGGTGGAACCCGCGTACACATAGCGCGGGTAGAGCTTGATCTGGCGGATGATGCCAATGCCTATCAGGGTAATGTCCACGGCTACGCCGTTGTTGGCTATGTCCTGACCGGAGGCAATGTCCACCACATACGCCGCAAGCTCCCTGGGGTTGGCCTTGACCATGGTATCCAAGGCGTTTTCAAGGCTGGCCTGCAAATACGCCAGTCCCGTGGCGGAATCCGTGCGCAGCGGGTCCCCGGCTTCGTCGTACATGCTCTTGAGCGCCGCCACGCGCATGAGCCGCACGGCCTTGAACACCGTGCGCAGCACTTCCTCGTAGCGGTAATCGCTGGTGGCGTCCGCCATGGTGCGGGAATCGCCCCAATACACACCGTCAAGCCCGGCGTATTTCTTCGCCGTCAGATATCCGGCATCTTCCAGCGTGCTCTGCACGGCTTCCCATCCTTCCGGCAGGGAAAGCTGCGATACCGGTCCGTCCTTCACGCGGCCCGTGGCCCGCTGCACGGGAATGGACATCACGCGCCCGGCCTGCAAACCGCCCGCGTTGCGCAGCCGGCTGGCTCCCGTGCTGTCCGTGACTTCTCCGTACTGGCAGCAGACGGTAACGAACCGACCGGCAAAGCCCTGTTTCTCCGCCAGCAGATATGCGGCAAAGTCGTTCAGGTCTTCACCGTCGCGCGGAAGGCGCGTCTCCATCTTGAAGTACGTCGGGCGTTGCAGGTTCCACAGTTCTTCCGCCTTGGTCTGCGCCGCTGTCCAGTCCACGGAATCCGTCTCCCCGGCGATATGGACAAATTCCACATCATACAGGGCAAGCGGGCTTTCCAGGGCGTCCATCACGTCCATGATGGACGGAGTGGGAGCCAGCAGGCGGCATTCGTAGGTGGTGCCCGCTGTATAGCTCCCGTCCGGGAACGTCACGGTCACGCCGAAATCCGAAAGCGTCAGCTTCCCATCCACAGGGATAGTACGCTCACGCTCGAAATTATCCCCGCCGTCCGTGGAAATCTGATAAGTGCCCGTGTTCAGGCCGCCGCCTTTGACAATCTGGATCACCAGCTCAGCCCCGGCCAGCACGCCGCCTTTCTCCGCCGCAACCGTCACCTGCGGACTGTCTTCATCGCCCACACGGCTGACCGGACCCACGGCGCAGCGTACCGTCACGACGTATTCCGCGTCGGCTTCCAGCTCCGCGTCCTCCGGGAATACCAGCGTGGCTCCGGTCGCGTCTTCACTGGTGCCGATGACTACCTGTTCGGAAGAGGGGCTTGCTTCTCCGAAGGTTTTTCCGCCGTCTGTGCTGATCTTCAGCGTGGCCGTACCGATGGCGCCGGGTGTTTCGACCTTTACCACGATATCCGCATTCTTCGCCGCCACACCGGAGACCTGGGGCGTCACCTCGCTCCCTGTGACCACGGCATCGCTGATGTAGCCCGCCTGCTGCCCCTGTACGGGCACGGCCACGATGACAGGTTCCTGCCCGCCCGTGACAAGCATGTCCCGTACATGCTCCACCAGCGGCCCCGTGCCCAGCATATCTTCAAGGTTAGTGCGCTTGCCGATGAGATACGCCTTGCCCACGGTTCCCTTGGAGCATACGCCCGCCACAATGGCCTTGCCGTCCACGCCGCCCGGCGCAAGCCCGGACGTGCCGTCTATAAGATAGGTCAGTACGTCGCCCATAGTTACCTCCGTCCGCCACCGATACGGCGGTATTTCAGCTCTTCCAGTGCCGCGCGGTATGCCGCATCGCTTACCAGCTTGTCGTCCGTCCAGTCCATAAAGCGCAGAAGCGCCGCCTGCTGCCACGAAGGCACACGGTGCCGGTCCGCCAGAACGGAAAGACTTTCCAGCGCCGGTCCGACGTTTTTCTTGGCAGACGCCACATCTTTTTCCGTATCAGCGGGCGCTTCCGTCGCTTCCATTGTTTCCGGCGTCTGCTCCCGCGCTTCTTCGACATGCTCTTCCTCCCTTTCGGGAACAGTCTGTTCCATTGTCTGCTCCGTGGTCATCCCGACTTCGGGAGCCTGGACTTCCTCGTTCATCTTCTTTTTCGTAGCCATTCCGGCCTCCTTATGCTTTTCTGATATGAGGATTGATAGTAAAGGATGGGATCAGGTCCTCCCTTTCCTCCGTGGTGATGCGTCCGGTGAATGTCAGTACAAAAAGGCGGCTCGCCCTGGTGAAAACTTCTATGACCGCATCCCCCACGCGCTTGTCCGGCGGGCGGGAAAACGTCGCCTTCCGCACTTGGATTTTTACCCAGTTGCCCCGGCTGTCGTTGCCGCCGCGCGGAAGCGCCGCAACAAACGCATAGGAAAAACGCTCCAGCCATTCCCGGTCTTCACTCAGCACGTTGACGTTTACCGGCAGTTCCACCACATACAGCTCCCGCTTGCGCACCAGCATCAGCTTTTCCGTGCCGTCCACGCCTTTCACCGTCTCCCGGCTCACCCCCAGCTTGCGCCCTGTGCGTGTGTACTTTTCCGGCAGGAACTGCATTTCCACGCGCGGGCGATCCAGGGTCAGATTGTCCTTTTTCACCGCCGCCATGACGCGGCCTTCCGGCAAGCCAGCCGCCAGCGCCGCCCGCGTGATGACTTCCGTTGCAAATGCCTGCATTCGTGTTCCTCCTACCGGGAGAAGGCGTTTTTCATGAAATCGGCCATGACCGCGCGAACCTCGTCCATATCTTTTTCAGAGACGCCAAGGTACGGACGGGCCGGAATGTCCGATCCCGGATGATTGACCTTCTTCCGCACTATTCCCCCGAAAGCCAGCGCCTTCTTGCGTTTGGGCCTGATAACGTGCGGGGATGTTTTGCCGCCTTTCTGATGAATGCGCGCATAAGGGAGGTTGGTGCCCACCATGACCCTGTCCGGCAGCGCAAGGTAATCCAGGGAGTCACGAAGCGCGCTGCTCTCATCCAGCGTCTTGCCGCCTTCCTCGCGTGCCCGTGCCGAGGGCTCCCATTTTTTGCCTTCCGGGTCTTCTTCCGCGTCAAAGCGTTCATGCGTGCCGGACAAAAGCGTGTCGCCCACCACTTCCATAAGCGCCAGCCGGTGGGATTCCAGCCTGCGGCCCGCCGTCTCCAACACCCGGTCAAAGCCGCCCCAGTTCAGGGAAACGCCGTTGCGCGTCGCCATCACAGCCCCCTCAAATCGAACAGCGGCGGGCGGCTCACCACGGCAAACGTGGGGTCTTCACGGTCCGGGTTGACTTCCGAAAGCGGCAGCTTCTGTTTGCCGGAAACGATGTCTTCCAGAAGGTCCGTGCAATACTTCCACTGCTTTTGCAGGGGTATCCACTCGTTGTCCCCGCTTTCCTCCGTATCCACCAGGGACGTGATACCTTCCACTACGCGGTACGCGCTGATGACGGCGGCGATGTAACGCACCAGTTCCGGCACATACGGCCATGGTTGCGGATAGCGATAGGAAAGCGCGTCGCTCACCTCCCCGGACACGGCTTCGATGGTGCGCTCCACAAGGCCGGGGTTCTGCTCCTCGCAGGCCGCCACATATTTTGCGTGCAACAGGTCGATGATATGTTCTCTACGGCATAACAGCATCGGATATCCTCATGGAGGGGAAGCGGAAAGCGGACATACCCTTTCCTCGCGTTTTGGAATAGTTTTAGAATAGTCTAAAAACTTTTTCTTTACCCACGCCCGCCCCGGAAAGAAAAATGCCTCTCCGGGGCGCTCAGGGCGTTTTTCGCTAATCGACCACAATCGCCTTGCAGCTCGCCCGCGAAGGACGCGCCGGAAGCGGCTTCGCCTGCCCGATAAGCATGATGCCGCTGTCGTCCTGGCGGGGCACAGGCACGATATGCAGGGGCGTTGCCGCATTGTTGGCGGAAATAGAGTCAATAGCGCAGTACCATACCTTGCCGGGCTGATTCTTCGCCACGGCCAGCAGCGTCTTGGGTTCCAGCTTGGGCAGCCATTCCCCGTCGTCTTCCGGGTTCGGATACGTTTCATCCATGAAGCGGATGGTGTAACCGCCCACTTCCGCGCGCCCGTCTTTCAGCTCCAGGCGGTACGGCTTGCTTTCCGCCGTGGACGTGTACTTCTCCACAATGTCCAGCAGCACGGCTGCCACGTCAGGCCCGGCCCAGAACTCTACGCTTCCGCCAAGCCCGGCGTGTTTCACTTCCTGCTCCATGCCTCGCAGCAGTCGGTACACGTCCGAAACTTTGGAAGAGGTCGTCAGCTTCGCGGCAGGTTCAAAGGAAAGCAGCGGGCCGTAGTCGATTTCATAGACTTCACGGCGTCCGCCTTCCATGTCCACGGGCCAGGTCAGTTTGCCCGTGGATGCCACCACGGAACACATACCCTCAACGGTATTGCGCACGGTCTGGCGGATCTGATCCACCTTGCGCGTGCGCCAGGCCGTCAGCGCCGCCTTGTTCCCGAAAAGCACGCGCAAGTCGTTCAGCTCGCTGGCTGATACCGGAATCTGCACCTTGATGGGCAGCGGGGCCACGAACTCCATGTCCACGCTTTCGCCCTTCAACGAAACGGGCGTACCGTCACGCCGCACCACCGGAACCGACTGCACCACGGCTTTCAGCTCGGAAATACCGATAAGCGGCAGCGGATGCGTGGGTCTGTCTTTGAAAAGATTGTCCATGACCGTGGTTTCCAGCGGCGGCAGCGACTCCAGCGATGCCGCAATGGCATCCGGCGTAAAAAGTCCTTTCAGATGCGCAAGCATAATGATTCCTTTCTGTTAGACTGTTTTAGACTACACGGCGAACACGCCGCGCCGCGCAAGGGAGGCAAGCTGGCCATTGGTAGGAACCTGGCCGTCCCCGGTCTTCAGAACACGCGCCTTGACCGTGCCGTGTACCACGCACGCGGCGGATTTCTCTCCGTTTTTCCCGGTGGGGTCGCAGGGCAGGTCCACCACGGCGCACGGCTCCGCCGTGTCCGCATACTTGAAAGGCGTGTACAGCACGTCGGACAGAACCAGCGTAACGGTAAGCGTATCCCCGGAAGAGGGCGAACCTTCCGGCGTCACGCCGTACTCCGAAAGCGTGGCCGACTGCCCCGAAAGTTTCCATTCCGAGTCGTAGGAAAAAACATAGGTGCCTACCTTGCTCCCTACCTTGGCCGCAAAAGTCGCGGCATCGACGCTGGCTCCCGTCACGCCGCTGCTTTCTTCCCCTATGGCGGCGCTCGCACCGTACACGTCCACGGCTTTCAGCAGCGTGCCCACGGCAAGGGAGGCCGTCACGTCTTCCGAAAGCGGCAGATGATGGATGATCGCGGGATGGTTGTCCGTGGCGGCCCGTTCGCCGCCGAAACTGAATGTTCCAAGATGCCCTTCATTCATGGCGTATCCTCCTACAGTTTGGCCGCCATCTTGGCGTAATCAAAGCCGGGTTCGCCGCCCGTATGGGACGGAGGCGCGGAAAAGTCGAAAGCCCGTTCATCCACGGGGCGTGCTTCCAGTTCGCGGAAATAGCGTTCTTCCATGCTCAGGCTTTCCGTTTTTCCGTCCGGGGCCGCAAAGTCCACGGTTCCCGTCTGCGTCGCCAGCTTGGCCGCAAAGTCCAGAACGGAGGCTTTTTCGGCGGGCTTCACCTTCCCGGCTTTCACCAGCTCGGAAACGCGCGCCTCCCGACGCTCGCCTTCCACCTTTTCTCGGTAGGCGGCAAAGTCCGCGTGCGCCTGGTCCGCCTTCTTTTCCGCGTCGGCTTTGGCGCTTTCGGCCTTTTCCTTATCCTGTTTGCTGCTTTCAGCCTGCTTTTTCAGGCTCGCGTTTTCCGCTTTCAGCGTCTCAAGCTGTGCCGTGAGCTGGCCCACCTGCCGTTGCAGTTCCTCAATACTCATGCTGTCTCCTTCGCCGCGCGGGGCGGCAAATTCCACGGTTATGGCGTCGCCGCCGTCTGCAAATTCCACAGCGGCCAGCCCGTCTATGGCCGGTTGCGCCGCTCCCAGAAGCGCCACATGCCGCAGGCTCACCCGGTCCGGCATCAGACTCATGCTCACATGCCGGTAGCGCCCCCTGGCCACCAGGTCCCGAACTTCGTCCGGCACCTGGGAGAAGCTGGCGTACAGCCTGCCGCCTTCGCTTTTCAGCCGGTCCACCCAGCCGAAGGCCGGAGCCCTGTCGCTTTGCGGATGCCCGAAACAGAGCGGCGCGTCCCGTTTTTGCGGATCGTAACTCCGCGCTATGGCGTCCAGGTCTCCCGCTGTAAACGTCTGTTCGCGCCCGGAGCTATCCGTAAATGTCCCCGTGCGGGCTATCTCGATCCATTTGTTGTCCATGAAAAAAAAGCCCCTGTTTCCGTCACTATGACAGGAAAGCAGGGGCTCCGCCCGGAAAGGGCGCGTTCCATGCGAACTATTTTCAGACGCCTTCCGCGTCGTCTTTTCCGCACGATAAATGAGAATACTAGAAAGAATTTGATGGACAACAAAAAAGCCGCCTTTCGGCGGCTCTCCAACGCACTAGACTATTACCCAGCTACCATCCCAGGAAAAACTTTCAAAAGACTCTCTTTCCAGGGCTGGACCAGGCGGCGGCAGGACAAGCCCGCACTTGCCTGATGCTTTGTGTACGGCGCAAAGCACATAGCCATCATCTCGATTTTCTTTATCGGAATAGACGGCCCCTTCAATAATGAAAGTATCCGGTGTTTCCGCAAAAGTATTGCCGACCCAGAGCTTGGGATAGTCCGCATCTATATCTTGCGACAATCGCTGTCGAACAAGGTCTTTTGCTTCTGTTTCAGTCATGGCTTATTCCTTGCTGGCTACTTGTGCCCAGTCCATATCTTGATTCAGCTCTAGGTCATCCATCCTGTACCAGGAATAACCAAAACTCCTGTGGGCCTTGCCGAGTGTCTCATCACCGATTTTACCCGTTTGCGGATCCATGAAAATCAGCTTGCCGTTTATCTTTTCGCAAACCGTCGTGTGTCCGCTGCGACTTTTTCCCGGCCACGCCCATATTATGCCTACCCTAGCGCCATCTGGCAAGTCTTTCAGAGCCTTGAGCAAGTCCGTTTTATTCAAAACCGGATGCCTTCCCCAGACCCCTTTGACCTGCGGAGAATCGAAGCACTCATAGCCATAAAGGCAGGCATTTGCCTTCCCGTCATACTGGTTTCGTTTTGGCATGGCCGTTACAGGATATCCCCGCCGTCGTAATTCATAGACCGGAACACAGCGCTGACAGTTGATTTGATATGCCGTATCCACATGAAAATTGGGGTTCGCCTTTTCCGCCGCTTCCCTGTAGTCCATAGGCGGACCTTTCCTGATTCCGAGGGCTTTTTCCACGGTATCGGAAGTTGTCGAAGCCGGGCCGCGCTGTTCCGCATAGCTCTTTTTGTTCAGGTCCGGGTACTTTTTGAGGTCCAGGCCGTCCAGCCAGTCCATGCCCGGATTGCCACGGAAGCCCTTGTCCGCACCGGGAAAATGCACGAAATACTCATAGCCGGTCTTCGGGTCCTTCCAGACGCCGGATTTCGGCATCTCCTTCTGTACCGTCAGACCGCGCTTTTCCACTTGCCTGGAAGAAAGCGTCACCACATGACAATGACAACGGAAGCCGTTGGGCGGGTAGTTCGTTTTCCAGAACTCGTGATCCACGGGATAGACAAGCCGGTGCAGAATGGCATGGCTTGGCCGGGTACGGACCATGCGCGCCACATATTGCAGATAGGGGCGGGACGCCTTGACCGCCTGAATCTTTTTCCAGCGTCCGGCGGCGTATGCCGACTGCATATTGGTTCGGAATATGAGTTCTACGCGCCGGTCGTGCCAACCTTCCGCGCGTATGGCATCCGTGATGCGTTCCCGGAAAGAGTCCAGGGTTTCCCCGTTTTCAAGCGCGGCCTGGATGCCGTCGCTCACCAGTTGCACCAGGTCACGCCGTGCCAGTCCTGTGACATAGAACGCGCGTTGTCTCGCGCCTTCCGTCAATGCCCTGGCTTCCGCATCCGTCAGTTTGGCTCGTTGCTTCCACCAGGCTATGGCGGCTTCCGGCGTGACGCCTTCGTCAATGATTTCCCAGCCCGGCAGCTTCATGCGTCATCCTCTTCCTCTTCTCCACGCACGGCTCCCGCACCGTGTCCGGCAGCCGCCGTCATGGCGCGGGCCAGGAACCTTTCTAGCTCGTCCGGCTTCATGGAGGGGGCCAGCAGTTCCGCCAGAGCTTCTTCCAGCTCGTCGAAACTCTTTGCCTCCCTGACCGCATTCTCAACTTCCGTGACAAAATCCGTGCTGGCACGGAGCGTGGAGGGCAACAACTTCCCTATGGCCGCGTCAAGCTCCTTCTGAGCCTTGTCGGCCAGTGTTTCTCCGTCCACCGGAGCCGAAAAATCCGCGTTTCCCTCCATCGGCGGCATGGCTTCATCCTCAAGCGTGAACTCCTCCGGCTTGAGGCCAAAACGACCGGTGAAGTATTCCCGCGTGAACTTCGCGCCCATTTCCCGGATTTTCTTGCCAAGGTCAGCCTGCACGTTCAAATCTTCGGGTTCGTCATACTCTGCCAGCGGCGCAAAAACGCCAGGCCCGGCGTTGACCTGAGCATACATCCAGGCGATTTCGTTCCAGGCGTCCGTGACCATGGCCTTGTCCGCGTCCGCCAGGTCGTCGGCCACGCTCTTGTGCGCTTCCGTGGCCGCCAGACTGTTCTTGCCGTCGGTTTCAATGGTCAGCGTCTGCCCCATGAGAACCTTGCTGATAGCCCTGTCCTGCCTGGCCAGAAAGTCCTCATGAATCGCACCCTGCGTCTGCCCGGCACTCTCCAGTTTGACATTCGCCCCGTGCGGGATGACGGCCACGGCATCCTGCACCATGCGCGAAAGCCCGCGCGCCATGTCCCGCTTTTCCGGCTCTTTTGCCTGCGCCGGGGCCTCGCCTACCACCCAGGGCATCCCGTGCCGTTCCACAAAGCGGGCGTAAAACGTGAGGCCGCCGCGTTTGAAGCTCACCGGCCACAGGCAGCGAGAGAGCAGGCGCAGGCCATAGGGATTGTCGTAGGTAGCATGATGTGTGACGAACACGAACTTGCCTGGAGGCAGGGGGCGCGGGTCCGCGCAGTACAGACCGTATTCCCCCACGAACACGGGATTGTTGCGGCTGTCGAACCGGAACCAGTGATAAGGCTTCGGCACAATGTCCACGATATGCCACCAGTCCCCGTCGAAGCGCCAGACAAGTTCCATAGGCGTAAAACCGTAAAAGGGGGCGTCCAGCATCCCGGTAATGACTGTGCGCAGGTTGGCGCGCTCAAGGTCCCGCATGAAACGCCGGTGCAGCTCCTCCGCTTCCGGCGTGGGCGTTTCGCCCTCCGGCGCTCCGGCACGGAAGGAAAAGTGCGGACAGTTCAACACCCTGTTCTTGCGGGAGAGCATGGCCGTCGTCACCTGGTCATCCGCCGAAAGTTCCCGCAGCACGTCCGCCTCGTCCCCGCGCTTGCGCAGCACCGGGTCCGGGTCCGGCAGGGTGTTCAGCCAGCCGTCCAGTTCCCCGAAAAACACCCCCGCGTTCTGCCGCGTCGCCAGTTCCGTGCTCAAATCCGCTGCGCTGAACGGCACAAAGGTTCCGTCCGCGTTGTACAGTCCGCCGATACTCATACCGCCTCCGCAAAAAGCGTCACGCAGACCGGCAGCAGCCAGTCCAGCAGCGACTTGCGGTTCCAGACACGCGGATCGAACCCGCCCCACCAGGGCATATTGTCCCGGTGTCCGTTCCCGTAAGCGTCAATCCAGCGATATTCCGCCTGCGCATGTTCGCGCCCTATATAAAACGCGGCGCACAGCCAGGCCAGCGCCGGAATACGGCAAAGCCAGCCGGCGACGGCGAAAAATAGTGTGATAACGGCATGAAGCATGAAAAAGACCTCCGTTTTCCCGCCATTGTGGCAAAAAAACGGAGGCCATGCCCGGAAAGGGCGCGAACTGTGCAAAGGAATTTCGGGCGGTTTTTATTTAGAATTGACCAGCTCGTTCAGGCGGCGCAGCACGCCTTCAAGGTCCTGTGTCCAGTAGAACAGGCCTTCCAAGCCTTTGCGGCTCAAAGCAAAATCATCCTCCGGCCTTTCGGAAACGACCTGAAAAACGTCGCTCAAAAAAGCCACGCGGCATTCCACGCGATCCATTTCATCCAGCACATCCACGGGCACTTCACGCATGGCGCTCATGCTCCCACCTCCAGCAGATTGCCCTGCACGGGCCGGGCAGGAAGGCGGCCTTCCAGCAAGCCCAGCTCCCGCGCCTGCCGCATCAGGCCGTAGGCCGCGCTCTTGCGCAAACCCAGAAGCAGGCAGATTTCCCTTATGGTCAGCCCCATGCCCATGTAGCGCTGCACCTTGAGCAGCTTGTCCTTGCGGGCGGGACGCAGGGCCATGCCCAGGGCCACCCCTTCGGCCCTGCCTTTGGCTTCCGCCGCCTGGACGTCCGGCAGGGACGAAGCCCGGCCCGCGTCCATGCCCTGCTGATACCCGGCCTCACGGGCCAGCTCGGCCCGGCTTTCCAGCGCGGCGGCTTCCAGCGTGTTGAAGGCCTCGATGTAGCGGATCTTCCAGCGCACCGCCTCCGCCCCGGTGAAGCCCATGACCAGCAGAGAGAAACCGTCGCGGGTAAGGAGGTAGGCGCGATCCTTGCGAGTTGCGCCATTACCTATCTGCGTTTCGATGAACATGGGCTCAAAATTGAGCCGATGAAATGATTCCGGGCAGTTGGAGCGCAACTTGGCAATGTCGCGCAGAACATTCTTATGACTGCGCTTGAAATGGTAGGCCACAATATCCGAACGCACGGCGGGCTGGCCTTCGGCCGTCAGGCCGACTTCCATTGTGGAATTGTCGTTGATGAAGGAAACGGCTTGAGATAAGCTGTTTTCAGCCATGATACACCTCCATGAAGGTGGGTTGTGGTTAGGCCCTTTGGAGCGTTGCCGCGCTACTTGGGGCCGTTTTCTTTTTCTTCTTTCTCTTCCCTATTCCATCCCGGATAGAGCCGGTCAAAAGCGCTCAACACCAAATGCTTGATGGTTCGCCGTTCTTTTTGGGCAAGGCGCTTAATCTGCTCATGCTCCTTATCAGAGACAGGGAAGCTCACCTGTTTACGAGTCATTTCACCTCCTGTTGGAACCAACAAAAACTAGTTTTGGCTAACTGTCAAGGAAAAATTTTCACGCAAGTTGAGAACTTGTTGACAATCCATTCTTTACGAGGTAACAAAAGATTATCTTACAAATTTTAACCTTGCGAGGTGACATATGCAGGTTAATGATGGTGTGAGAGAAGTGGTCAGAAAGAAAAATACGCTACCTAGAGGTGTCTTCTTCTGGACTTGCTGTGCTGAATGCCCTGCAGGCGAATATGATGCAAATAAGCGTATGGTTTGGTGCGGTAAATACCGCGAGTGGAACAAGGGATCATCTGGTTGTTCAAACGGACCCAATGGTTAAATATTTTGTGAGAACCTTCCTCTGGAAGGTTCTCTTTTTTATATTATGTCACTACTAATTAAAAGAGAAGTCATTGAAAGTATATCTAATACTCTTGGAATGCATCCAGCTGAATGCGGTGGAATATTAGGAAGTAACAAAAAAAATATTATCACACATTTTGAGTTCGATAAATATAGTGCAAGATATAATAACTCATATGTACCCAATATTTCCTACCTAAACGATATAATTATAAATAATTGGGAGAGCAAAAATATAAAGTTTTGTGGATTAATACATAGCCATCCTGTTCTATATAGTTGTCCATCTAGAGGTGATATTGAATATGGTAAAATGATAATCGATGCTTTTGATTATCTCTATAAAATTTATTTACCAATTTTAGGAATTAAAGATGGCAAGCGTAAATTAGATGTTTTTTGTTTATATAAAAACAAAAGCATAGCATGTAAAATAGAATATAAGATATTATATTGATTTCCATCCAATAACTTTTTTTACTCACGTGTATTATTTTCGTTCATCAACCCTGTAAATTCTTTCACCATCCTTTGAAATCAAATCCATTCGCAGGGATCCCCACATATTCCCACGGCTCCGAGCTGCCCAGCTCCCTGCGTGCGTCCAGCATCATGGCACAGGCCACGGCGCTGTCGCCGTGCCTGCCGCCTGTTTTGTCCTTTGTCCGCTGCTCAGGCACACGGGCCACGCCTTTCATCACGCGAAGACTGCGAAAATCCGAAAGTATGCCCGCGTCCTTCGGTAAAATCAGCGTTTTGTCCTCTATCCCCGCTTTGAGCAGCGGCATGGTCTCCCGATACCAGCCTTCGGAAATCATGACTTCCCGAACCCGGCCAGGCCCGTACTGCTGCCGGGCCGCTTCCGCAAGGGCCGAACCGTTCCCCCGTGCGTCCAGCGATACGCCGGAAAAACGCGGCAAGGCGTCCAGCACGGCGAAAAGAATCTGCTGTTGCGTTCTGTGCGGGCAGTTGCGCAGCTCCAGCACAAAGGGCGGCACAAGGCGCAAATCCTTTTCTTCCGTCGCGGGCCAGAATACGGAGAGGTCGCCGCTGCGGCCAAAGTCCACGCCGCAGAAATGCGCCCGGTCTTTCGGCAGGCCGGAGAGAAGAGGTTCAAGCTGTTCCGCTATCCAGCCTTTTGTGTAGCGTTCCGCCACCGGCAGCGGCCAGTCCACAAAGTCGCCGGCTGGCGGCGTCCATGTCAGCACGGGAGCCGCCTCCATACAGGCTTCAATCATGCCGGTGGTCAGATAGGCCCCGGAAGACTGCCGGGGAATGCAGAAAAGTTCTTCGTCCGCGCCGTCGCCATACGTCTTGATAAGATCGGCACGCCAGGCTTCTTCCGCTTCCGGCGTCCAGTGCTGTTTCGTCACCCGGCAGATACGCCGGTACAGTCCGGCGGAAAGCGCGTCGTCCAGCGTGATGCGGTGCAGACTGTAGGGCAGGTTTCCGGCGCGCACGTCCTGGATCAGCTCATTGAAAGGGTTTTCCGCCCCGTCATGCGTGGAAATGATGATGACCTGCCCGCCCCACATGAGCAGCGCCAGCGCCGCCTTCAAAAGTTCCGGCAGGTCTTCCACAAAGGCCGCTTCGTCGATGATGACGCGCCCCTGTTTGCCGCGCAGATTGGAAGGTCGGTTCGACAGCGCAAGTATCTTGTGCCCGCTGGCGAAGTCGATGCGGAAAGCCTTGATTTCCCGCTCGTCCCCGTCCCGGAAAATATCTTCGTTCACCTTCCCGGCCACGATTTGCAGCTTTTTCGCCCATTCCGCACAGGTGTCGATATACTCCCGCGTCATGTCCTGATTGAACGAAATATACAGCACGTCCATGCCGTCCCGACCGGAGGTCGAGGCTTTCAGCACGTCGTCCAGCGCCTGTGCCCAGGTCAGGCCGATACGGCGGGATTTTTCCACCACTTTGACCGGCGATTTGTCCCCCAGCCATGCCTTTTGATACGGCAGCAACACGTCGCCCAGTTCCATACGCGCCCCCTAACTTGTGCCGAGGATTTCCCGGATGGCCTGCGCGTTTTCCGGCGACAGCGCCTTGTCGCGGCTTTCTTCCTTTTCTTTCGGCAACCGCGCTTCCAGTTCTCCAAGAAGTTCCAGGCAGCGTTTCACGTCCTGTACCGTGGCGGCATTGATTTTTCCCGGATCGGACAAAGCCATGCCCACCTTGTTGCGCACGGCTTCACGCAACGCGGCCACAGCGTCCGCCTGCGTGGCAATATGAGGCCGTGCTTCCGGCTCGGAGAAGGAAGGTATCTTGCCCGCTGCCGCAAGTTCCGCCTGCTTCAATGCCAAGGATTCCAGGCTGGCCACGGCAAAGGCCACCTGCGAGGCTTCCTTGCCGTCCTCAGCCTCAAGCAGACGTTGCAAGATGGCCTTTCGCCCCATGACGGTGTTGAAACGTATCTCACTTTCCACCTGCGCCAGTTCCTCACGACGTTCACGCCAGCGGTATTTGTCCGCCCAGCGTTTCAACGTGGAAGTGGCCACGCCCGTCAGTTCGGAAACTCGCTCGAAGGACAGGCGATCCATGCAGTACAGTTCCTGCGCCCGCCACACGGTGCCCGGTTCATGTTCCCAGCCCATGTCAGTCTCCGAGTTCACGGCTCAGAATGGCTATACGCCTGTTCACGCCGTCAAGCTCCATCAGCCGTTCGTTCAGTTTGACGCCCAACGCTGCAATATATTCTCCCTGCAATTCTTCCAAAGGATGAATTATGGAAAGGGCTGACAGCAAGCTGTCCCGGTGGGACTGTATCTCAGCCTCAATAATCTTCCGTCGCCTCCGCAGCTCTTCCCGCTGCCCGATTTCCTCCAGCCTGCTCACATTTTACTCCTTGTTTCCACGATGGTGGAAAGGTGTTCCACAGCGCGCGTGTTATTCACGACCAAAGTCTGCAACGCATCGGTCATCCTTTCGTAATTTTTTACCAAGGTCACATTTTTGCGGTAATACTCCGCGACTTCGTCATGTTTTTTGTTCATTTCCCGCAAGCTGGTCTCAAATTTTTCTGTCATCACCCGCAGACTTTCCTGGGTATCTTCCCGATAGGCTTCCAGTACCTTGGACACTCGCTTGCCGTGCTTGTAGTCCAGGACAAAAATCACGGCAATGACGAGAGCGGGAATAGAGGCCAGCACAAGAAGGATGCCGGGCACGCCCAGAGAAAACAGTGCTTCCAGCAAAGGCAGCGCAGCACTTACGGCAGCAGACATATCACTCATAATTTTCCCCGTGCCTGCTCACAGCGCAGCGCCGCGTTCAGGCCGTCTATGTAAGCCCGGATTTTATCGTCCCTTTCCAATAAGCAGGAAATATTCTCCGGGCTGTCCAGCGGCTCCGTCGCGTCCAGGTCCGGCAAAAGCGGAACAGACGGGGACGGGCAGTCGGGCAGGTTGATAACAAGCGGTGCGGCCTGCTTACCGCATCCGCTACAAAGGACGATTAAGGCGCTCAACAGCGCGACGGCGCGTTTCATCGTCCACCACCTTGGCCTTTTCTTCTACGGTGCGGGCACGCGGCCTGGCCTGCTTTACAATAGATGTTCGTTCCGCCGCGTCTCGCGCGGCTTTTATCTCCCGGTCCAGGCACAGGCGGGCATTTTCCGCCTGCGCTTCCGCGTCCTTCCGGTACGCTTCCGCCGCTGTTTTCCACTGGTCGCGTTCCAAGGCTGTGGCGGCATGATGCAGCCTTTCCGTGTCAAGCGCGCCCTTAGTAAGCAACAGAGAGTAGGAAACAGCCACCAGCGCGAACACAGTTCCTATCCCGATCAGCCGGAGCATCATAACCGCGCCTCATCTTCCACGCCCGGCCCCCAGCCCGCCTTGATATAGGCGTATTGCCGTTCTTCCAGGATCAGACGGGGATAGTTGCGGTTTTCCCGGAAAGCGGCTTTGCTGCGCCCGGCGTTCACGTTTTCCACAGCCCCGAACCAGCGCCGGTCATCCACGCCCAGCGCGCGGGCTTTTTTGCGATCACGGTTCACCCAGCCCAGCCCGCCGTTGTACGCGGACAAGGTAAAGGCCATGCGCTCAAAGTCGGAATGCCCGGCCACACGATCCCACAGCCATTTGTCATAGACGCAGAGCGCCCGCAGGCTCCAGCCGGGATTGAACGGCGCGGGCTTGCCTGTTTCCGGTGCCACGGAAGGCAACCAGCGCGCGGTTGCGGGCATGAACTGCGCCAGCCCCTGTGCCCCCACATGCGATACGGTATCGTTGCGCCACCAACTTTCGGTATGGACCTGCGCCGCAAAGACGGCCACCGGCGCGTCCAGCCCCCAAGTGGCGTGGGCCGCCCGGACAAGCGTTGCCCGGTACTGCTGCGCCGCGCGGGGAATCGTCACGTCAGCGGCGTGGGCCAGACCGCACAGGAAGCCCAGCGCCAGCCAGAATCCCATGCCGACCAGAAAACCTATGGTCATAAGTTTGACGCCCAGCCAGAAACTTTCCCAAAAGAGCGTGGCCAGACGCCGAGGCAAGGCGCGCAGGTTAGCTTTTGCCCCCGGCCAACGGCGGGCCACAGCGGTCTTGATGCGCGTCCACATGCTTACAGCCCCAGTGCCACGGCGATGACAAAAGCGGTGACGATCAGGGCGCGACGCAACAGGGCCGCACAAAAAGCGAGAATATAGCCATCACAGATCGTGTAGTCCGGGATGCCGTCGTCCCCGTTGGCGTCGGGATCATTACGCCAGTCCTTGCTCAGATAGCCAGAGGGAACGGAGTAAGGGAAAAAGAGATAGTCGAAAATCAGCCCGACCACGCCGGACACCAGCACCAACGCCAGCTTGTACAGGATGACGGGCAACTGGACGGGAGAAATGAGCAGTACCGAGCCGACCAGGACAGCGATGAAGCAGATAAAGAGAACGGCCAGATTACGAGGATTGCGGGCGATGGAAGAAAGCATGTTGTTTCCTTTCGCTGGTTCTCCGTCTTTCCCGCCGGGGAAATCCCGGCGGGACGGTAGGGAGGACAGACCATGCGAAAACGGCCCGTCATGACCACCATGCCATGACGGGCCGCCATGCGCCTGTAAAGGACGCGCGCTATGCGAACTTTTTTCACTCGTCAAAATTGCCGCGAAGCTCCTTGATTTCCTTGGAGCGGACACGGACAGGATTTTCCTTGAGCCGTATCAATTTGCCCTCGGCAATATAGTTATAGATGGTACGTTCCGAAACGTTCAGACAGTACGCAGCCTGACGGACGTTCAATATATCATGTCTGTTGACCATTTCCTGCGGCGTCAGGCTATAAGGCTGTTCATAAGGTGCGCGCGGGTAACGTATGGGCAACGGAAGGGGGAAGCCTGCCGGGCGCTTCAGCGTGCAATGATCCGCACAGCCGATACAGCAAAACACGTCGTCCCGTACGAACCAAAATGGTTTGCGGGTATTGCCGCGCAAGACATGCGAGCACCCCAACTTTTCGTAAACGCTGCGGTCTGGCTCGGCATCGTATGGACGCCAGCCCTCACGGGTCAGCGTCACGATCTCCTGTATGCGTGTCCTGGACATAGCAACCCCCTAAAACAGCCTGGAAAAAAGTTCTTTGCCCTCTCGTTCCGTCTGCTCCCGACAGGAAAAGCACTCCCTGCGGTCGAGACGACGGCAATGGGAACAACGGATTTCCTGCAACGCTTTTCCCACCACGTCCGGCGTCACTTGCTGGACGCGGGGGCTTTCCCCGGCTTCGGAAAGCGCCGCTCTGATTATGGGCTTTAGCCTGTTGAGCGCCTGGCAGGCGCGAAACAAAAAACCACCCGCTATGCGGGTGGAAACAATACGT